CTAAAAACCCCCTTCTTTTGGTTGAAGGGGAATAATGATATTTATATTATTATTCAGGAAGATTACATCTTAAAGTTCGCTCACATATCAGCCATACTTTGTGGCTTTATGTAAGTTCCTTTCACCACTTGATCTAATTCAACAGTTTGTAAATTGTTGATTAGAACATTACCAATTCCTGATAGTGTATACGAATCTGTTATTGTTGCAGATCCATAATACACTTCAGTTACTTGGTTTTCGAGTTTGAAACCATCTTTTAATATTTTACCTATTTCAATTAAAGACTTGATTTTGTTCCTGTCTTTATTGAATATAGATTCAATATTAAGGTCACAAATTTCTTTAGAAATATTATGAAGATCATCTAGATCTTCAAGTTTAATATTTCTAAATCTTGAAATTGTGTTATAGATGGAAAGGAACACAGTATTGTTCTGCAGATTATTATAGTCCTCTTGACTTTCTGGATTAAATTTATCTAGAAGGTCTTTTGGAGTCTGTAATATTGCAGAATTCATCTGTAAAATTCTTGATGTTAGTCCCTTTGAAAGGATCCTTTTTAATTCATTAAGGATTGTCCTTTCATCAGGAATCATATAGTTTTCATTTGTTATATTCATACTGAATAAATTTCTTAATTTATCATATGAATAATAACCAAAAACTATATCTAACATCAATGAGAAGTTCTTTAGAGATGTTATAGTCTTTAAATTTAAGGAATAATATCTATTCCCTATTTTTAAATTACTATAAATCTTCTTAACCAAATCTACTAAAGAATTGGCTCCAAAAGGAATACGGTTGTTCTTAATTTTAAAATAATCATATAATATAGTAAAAACTATATTTGGATTATTAAAATTTCTTAACAACCCTCCTAATGGAAGTCCAGTAATCTCTCTTGACTGTTTAGGTTGGATTCATCTTTTAGCAAACTCATATGTATCATCAGATACATGAGTTTTCTGAAGAGAAATCTCAACACCTAAAGCCTTAATAACTTTGATATATGCCTCAGCGACTGCATTGTTTTTTATAACAATGTCATCACCAAGGATCATATATTGATCAAAGTTTTTAAGACCACAAAGGTGTGCACAATAGTACACAACTAAGTGGTGAGTCAAGGTAAAGACACTTCAAGAAGAATACGTACCCATTGGTTGACCAGTTGAATATTTCAACTGTAAACCTTCGGGTGTAGTAAAACTTCTTGAGTTCAGAATAGATTGTCAACTTTGAGCTAATTCCATATGGAATATTCTAGCTAAAAGTCTTTTCTGTAATTCTACAGGAAATCTATCTGTTGCTGAACTTAAGTCTAAAGATCAAAACTTCTCACTATTATTCAGATTCCAATTGTTATTTGGATCCTGAGTGTAAGTTCTATCCATTTTAATATTATTAAGTTTATTCATAATAATATTATGGATAGGTTTTAAGAATAATTGACTATAATAATCACTTATAGCAATTATTCTTAATTTACATTCAGGATCTTTAACAAAAGATATTTTCCCTAAAGTTTTAACTTTAGAAGGAGAAATACCTTTATTAAAGGCATCTGAATAATTTTTACAGAAGAAATCTTGACCATTTTCATCTGTTATTTTTAATATTTTATCCATCATTGGATAATCAAAATTTAACAGATCTTCTTGGCAACTAATAGTTGCTGGACCGTTTGGTCCAGCTTTAGTGCTAAGATATACATCCTTTGTTTTATCAAAGGATGGATGGTCAGATTTCAATCTGAATTCCTTAACAAACTGGTTGATTATTCCAGAAGGTATAATAAGACCCATTTTTGGTGGATCTGTTATACTCTTATAATCTGGTTTAATTTTATTTCATTCATTACTATTTAAATCTCAACTTCTTGTGAAGTTTAAGATTGTAAATAGATACTTTAATGAAGAAATATTACCATCAACCAATGGCTTAAGGAAGTGAAGAACTTTTGGTCATCCTTCTTTATCTATACCAATCATCATATCATTAGTAAAAAGAGGTTGTCCACATATGTACCTTGTACAATGTAGACGACATCTTTTCAGATATTTGATTGTATAGATTAATCCATTATTTTTAATTAGTTTAAATACTAATTTAAAATATGGACGAAGGATTTTAGATGTATCTACCTGAGGAAATATTAATATCATTATTCTTCATAGAATTTTGATATAATTTCTCTTCATGGTAAGATATATTTAAAATTATACTTAAGGTGTATGAACCTTAGACTAGGAGCCCATGGGCAACAGATTCTGTTGTGCATGGTCCAGTCAAAACCAAGAGATACGGACTCTAACCGATTCTTTACTGGCAAAATTAACACAAAAGTTAATTTTGGGTCTTGGACCAATTTAAG